TTGGTGTTGCTCTCATTGTAACAGGATGAAAAACGAGAACAGAGCCTTTATTAGAAGAATCATATCTCGCACCATAAACAATACCTTCTTCTTTAGAAAAATATCTCTGACAAAGCGATAATTCTTGAGCGAATGACCTATGCTCGAAATCTGTTGGTTTGCCAGAGCTAGTATGGTCTACTTCTAGTTGAATACCTGTTATATAAAATTCGTTAGATGTACTATCTGCAAAATTTACATTATGACCCGCAGCTTCTTTAGTTGCTGTATATGAGTTCCATGTTGCATCAAGGCTTCCAGTAGTTCTATTTGACCCTGCAACTAAATGCCAATAAATTTCTAGTGATGCACCATTATTATTAGTGAAAGCACCTGTGGTATCTGCTGCAATAGGGATTGTATATCTATTCCAGTTTGTATTACTTACAGTATAAGTTGCATTAAACTGCCTATTATTATTTGAGTCAAAATAAAAAAGACTATATGTACCAGTTTTATTACTTTTTACATAAAAAGATAGTACCGCTTTTTTTGCTGAAGATGTACCTTTAGCGAACTGTTGAAGATCCTGACCTTCTAAAACAGTAACAAGTCTAGTATAGTCAGCGGCAGCTATTGAAGTATCTGCTGTTGTAGGTACAATTTTTAAGGAATTTGCGAAATCGTCAGGAGATGTTGTACTTTGTGAGATAGTATAAACAGCAGATCCACTATGTAAAAATTTATATCTATCAAGACAATAGGCATTATGGGCTATTGCTGCAAATGTACTATTACGCTGGCTTACAGTCATTGCTCCATTTATGTTAATTCTTCTGTTACTTAGGTTATTAGTAATATTGGCTATGCACGTTCCATCAGTATTGTTAATAGTAATAGCAGCCGTACTAGCTCCTACACCCTTGATTGAATTGACCTTTAGTTCACTCATTTTTTTATAATATTAATTTGAACCCACAAAGAACATTTGATCCGTCATTCGCTAAATGTCTTATAGTTCCAGCAGAGGCCGCCATTTGCATTTTAAGTTGTACATAATCACTTGTACCATTCATTGATATAATAGTAGTTCCTGATCCCGAAAGAATATGCTCTGGGTCAGTATCTTTTGGGTCAGAATAAAAACTTGAAATTACAGTTGTATTTTTGTACAACCTTGCTGACATAGACGTTATCGTTCCAGAGTTTGTTGAATTACTTGTTGCAGTATAACTAAAACAGTATGTTCCAGCAACATTAGGCAAAAAAGAGTACGCAGGGACTGATATACCATTTAATGTTGCAGCACTTGATGTCGCATTAAAACAACCTCCAAAGTCAAAGTCTTTTGTATCAAGTGGGACTAAGCTAGTACCTCCTGAATGGTTAGTTTCAGTATCTAATCTTGCACGAAAGGCTGGCTTATTATTAAGAACAAAATCATCAATATCTGGTAAAGTTATTACTCTGTTATTACTAGATGATGAGGGTGCTTGTAAGCTAACTGACCCACCACCTGATGCTGCGTTTAACTTGATTTTGCCACTCATGTTTAACTAGGTTTTGGATTAGCGTCTTTTACCGCTTTGATGTGGGTTGCCCACGTTCCAGTTGTATCTAGTTTACCTGAAAGCATATCGGCATACAACATATCAAGTTGATCTCCAAAAGAAGCATAAACGGTTGAACCATTAGTTGTTCTATCAGTTTTGTACTTAACAGCAGCAGCTTCAGCATCTAAAGTAGCTCTTGCTGCATCTATATCTGACTGTACTAAGGTTATTTGTGAGCCATCTGCCCTAAAAGCTCCTGTTAAATCATCTATTCTTACGCAATCAGAATAAACTTTATATATAGCTTGATGATCGTATAACATTATACTGCCACCTCCATCACTGTGATGTAATTTGGTAATCTTTCTCGAGATGCAACATCAGCATCATTTAGCACTCTTCCAAAATAATAAGTAAGACCACTAGCAATACCATATACTGAAATTTTATATGTTATGGCTGTACCTGCTGCTTGACTAGGTGAATCTAAATATGGACTAAGTGTGCTAGTAGATGGTGTAGTACTATTGTCTGGGCTTCGATATCCTACATTTTGCATAAAACTTAATTGTGGTCTGTTATCAGAACTATCACCTACAGCTACTAATGAAGTGCTGCCACCTATAACTCTTCTTAAAGCGAAACCAATTTGATGATCTTCTATACTACCCTCACCACTAACTAAAGCTGATATTAAAAATTTTGAATTAGCTGCAACTGAAGTAATTGTTACCGATGCTGGAGTATCACTAAATGAGTCAGAACTAACAGATACAGAGCTATTTGTTGTAATATTTGTTGAAACAACTTGTAAAATTGCACCGCTTCCTCTTTTAGCTGCTGTAACTGCATTTGCAGCTAACATATCTGTATCTACTACACCATCAGGCAAACCGCCTACTGCTAATCCTGTAATAGTATTTGATGATCCGTTTATACCTAAAGCCATTATACAAAGGTAACTACACTTGGAGAATTTATTGTCAGTGTAGCATTTATTGTTAGAGGAGAAGCAACTAAAGCGTTATGATTTGTTGAAATTGTGTAATCATTATCCATTGTATTCTCTCCCTCATGGAATATCTTTTCTCCGCCCCCACCGGTAGCACCGCCTGAAGGTGGTAGGTTTGTTAAATTAGCACCACTAATAGCAGGTAAAGCACCTGTTAAATTAGCTGAAGGTAAATTTGTAAGGTTTGCTCCGCTGGCTGCTGGTAATGTCGCTGGAAATCTTGCATCAGGTATAGTTCCTGAAGATAAATTACTTGCATTTAAAGCAGAACCATCAATAAAACCTGCGCCATTTGTTAGCTGATTATTATTTGTAGGAATTGTTGGTTTATTTAATAAATCATTGTAATTAACAACATTAGAATTAGTTGATACTGAATTACCCATATATGCATGTGCAGAACATTGATAATGCAGAATTAATGGTGTAGTGTCACTTACAACAATTTGCGTATAAGCACCGGCCTGACCTGCTGTACCGTTTGTTGTAACTCCTGTTGTATATGCTGTAGTCTTATCAGCTTCTAAATAAAACCTTAACGGATGACCACTATTACTAGCATCTGCCTGATCAAAACGATATGTTCTACCAGCAGTTAATGTAATAAATGGCGCTTCATATCCATTAATTTTATAACCGTTACTAGAGCCAGATCCGTTATACCTATGATTTGCCGTTTTACTTGCAACAGTTACAGTAAGTACTTTTGTAGAACCTGTGTAAGTAGCCTGTAATGTAGAAAAACCTCTAATTAATCCATCATTTTGTAATGTAATATCACCTGTTATTTGTGGGTTAGTACTTGACCCAGCATCTACCCATGACAAGTTACCTGAACCATCAGATGCTAAAACATAACCATTAACAGCAGCATCTTGATTAGGTAAAGTCCAAACAACATTAGATGAAACTGTTGAAGGTGCTTTAAAACCTACATAATTAGAAGAATCAGCGTCACCATAACGCATTTCTTTTTGACCGTTAGCTGTGATATGTTCTGAAGAAGTCCATGAATCTGTTGAATCAACCCAGTTAAAAGTTTTATCGGTAGAGCCTTTTAAAGTTATACCTCCCCCATCTGCAAGCGTATCTGAAGGTGACGTAACTTTTCCTAAAGTTATATTTTTATCTTCTACGTCTAAATTTGTAGTATTTACGGTTGTAGTAGTACCGTTGACTGTAAAATCTCCTGTTACTACTGCATTTCCGCTTACATTTAAATTACTTCCTACTGTAAGGTTTCCTGTTAATAATCTGTTTACATCAGGTATTGGTACATAATCTAAGGATTGCCATGCTGTTGTACCATCACCTATTTTTAATTTTTTAGTATCTGACTCTATACCCCATTCACCTGCAAGCAATACAGTATTATTAGATGTCCAATTACTAGCAGTGTCCCTACGTTGTTTTTGTAATGCTGTTAATGTAACTGTCATACTTATAATGAGTTCCTTGCATCTATTATATTACTTCTAGCAGGTGATGCACTACTATCTAAAGCATCTAATATATATGTTCGTGCTGTAGATGATGAATCACCGGCATCAAATATGAAATCACCAATATCTATAGGAACTGATTTAAGTTCTAATTCTACATCCCATCTATTAGTTAAAATGCTATCTGAAATACTTGGTGGTGTATTATAAATCCAAGCAAAATTAGAAATTATAGGTACAGGTGGGCTAGCGTAACCACTCCATGTGGATGTAGATAATAAAAATAATTCGAAACTTCCATTTTGACCATCATAATGTGTACGTATTTGATTTACTTCTGTTTCTGTAAGACTTGTAAAAGTTAATTCTAATACTTGATTTACACGCCTATTCCCTTGCCTAAAGCCAGTTTGCACACCGCTTGATGATGCTTGTATAGCACTAGGATAATTACCCTGTATATATAATCTTGTACTTGGTACTAAGGAAGGAAAAGTTGCCATTAGATTGGTACACTAACTAGCTCTATAGATGTACTATATCTTTTTGGTGCTGAAATAGAAATAGTAAAAGGCTTAGAATATCGCCACTGGTAACTGCTACTACTTACAGGTGGTGTACTATATCCCGACCATATTTGACTAGATAAATCAAAAGGTACAATAGTGCCATTCTGACCATCAAAATGTGTTAATAAAGTCTGTGCTTGTGTTTCTGTTAGATATCTATATTCAATAGTCAAAAGCTGTTCAATACGTTTACTACCTAATTTAAATCTAACATCACCACCACTAATAGCTTCATGTATATTCTGTGGATAATTACCATAACCTAATGATCTTGTATCAGGTTCTAATGCTGGAAAAGTTGTCATTGTAAAACTGTAAAATTATTTGATGTAAGTTCAAGAGATATTTCAGATTTATTACTAGCATTCAAAGGAAAATGTGTAGCTTCAATAGTTGTAACACCATTAATACTATACTCAATATGAGTTACCTGATAATAATTAATTTCTGTTCTGTTATCACCAACACTATTAATTCTTTGTGTTTGTAATTTTATAACATCAGTTGGTATTAATGTTGTTGTAATCAATGGTGTGTCAAAAGAAATGCTATGTGTACTATGCTTACGTTTTGCTAATTCATATTTTGCATATAATATTGCATGATTTACGTCAGTACAGAAATCTGACATATCAAATTGTTCTGTTGGTGCATCTAAGGAACTAGTTGTAAATCTAACACTAACAGTTTTACGTCTTGCAACTTCTGTAGGTATGCAGTCTGTATATATACAATTAGCAATAAAACTTCTTTTTTCTTCAATACCAAAATATTGTTTATCAAACGATCCTTGAATAATATTAGCTTCTGTAAAAATCATAACTGGTGTTAATGCTGTTGTATCAATTTGATTACTACCATTTATAGGTAATATTGGCGCAAATTGATATTGACCACCAACTGATAAAAACGATAAAAAATAATAAGGTGATGTTTTTGAAATGTAATCAACAATATTTACAGCCTTAGAAATGATACCGTTATAAAACATACTATTGTTAGTACAAAAAGTTGATAATGCTTGCAAATTAGATATTTTTACAGGTGAAACTATAGATGCTGTATTGTTACCATCAATTTTTTTATAAATTTTAAACAAATACATAGCTAAATCTATAAATTGATTACTTGCCCCCTGTGTATAACTAGAACCAGATAAACCTGCACTAAATAAATCTACTTTTACACCCTGTTCATAAAAAATGTATAACTGTTTTGTTGTAGAAGGAAAAGTACCAGCAGACGGTGTTTCATATAAATTTCCACTTGTTGCTAAAAAGGTTATATCAGCAAAAGACGAATTGTTGTTTGATGTATTTTGTATGACTGCACTTGTGCCAATAATATTTTCTGCTTGTACACCTGTTAACGTACCTGTACTAGCTGGACTATTAGGGTCTGACTGTGTATTAACTGAAACGAAAGTATATTTAAAAATAAATTTTGTTCTACCGCTACTTATGGCATTCAGTGCATTTAGATCTGATTGTGTATAAATACCAGCTGCTACAGTAGTAGCATTTATTGGTGCGAACAAAGTATTATTAGTATCTAAAAAATCAGTTACGGTTCCAACGGCTCTACCTGCATTTCCTGTAGCATTAAAATCAAAAATTAATGGTGGTGTAGAACCAATATAAGTACCGTAAGCATTAGTTATATTAGCCCCTGTCTCAGCATCAAACACCTGTAAACTCATTCTAAAAGTAGTGTTTGTTGTATCACCTGTACCAATAGTTAAAATTCTTGTACCAGAAAATTCTTTTCCTAAATCTGGTCTATTCTGTAATGCACTTCCAGAACTTGCAGGTAAAACATCAGATAAATATGTATATATGTCATTTCCGCAAAATAAACCAGTACTTGATATAGGACAACTATTAGGTGATGAAGCTAAAGATGCTGCTGTACTATATATATGACTTAAGGTAATTGTTGTATCAGTTAAAAAAGATAATTTTCTAAGTCCTGTAAAAGATTTTGACTTACTTGGGCTACTTACTATTTCACCTTGAGATATTACATATAGTAATTTTTGTACAAAACTAGATGTACCTGCTTTTACTAAACTTGGTTGCAACCAAACACCGCCAATATTATTTGTTCTTTTACCAAAAACTATAGGTACAGTTTCACCTGTTTTTGCTATTTTTTGTGCTACATCTAGATCTGAATTAGGTTTTTTAAAATTATCTAGGCTTTCATCTAATATCTGTGCGTCTTGTCCAACTTCTGATTTTTTTTGTGGTTGCGCTACATAATCAGCCCTAGACCTACCAAGTATTCCACCACCTCTTGCTGTAACATGTCCACCAATATAACGATTTGTACCTTTTACAAAACCTTTTTCATCTAATAAATCTTCAGTTCTTCTACTTGTAGATGCCATTATTCGTTAACTATATTATTTATAAAAGGTAAAATTTCAGCAGGTACTTTATAAATGCATGATTTAATAGTTTTTACTTTTTTAGTGCCTGTCAAAATTACATTATCATTTGTTTTATAATATCTTTTATTATTGTCGATATAACCTATTACATTAGAAACTTCTGTATCATCAGATAAAACAGCAACAATATTTACTGCAAAAGTTAAATTATTCATAAAGAAACAAACCTACCCATCAAATCACTGCTAATACGTCTTGATGGTACTTGTGCTTTAATTTTAGATATTGCAGGGCTAACTGACCATGTAACAGTAGTATCATTTAAATTTGCTTTATCTATAGTTCCAGTATATCTACAAATTAAGTTAGCAGAATTACTAAATGTAGTTTGTCCTATAGATTGTGTATATAAAGATGCAATTACTAAAGAATCACCATTAACAGCAGTATCTGTTAAATCAATAATATTAGCTGTAGCTGCTAAATTTATTTGTAAATTACTTATTCCTGAAGCTTTTGTAGATGAAAAACCAGTTGCATCAAATGCTAAATAATTAAAATTTACTGCTTGGTTCATATCTGTATCAGCTGTTAGATTTTGTGCAGATTGATAAAAATTTTGATATGAGGTTGTAGGTAATCTTTTACCGCTTCCATCTAAAACATTAGATTTATCAGAGTAATATTCCAAAAATGTGAGTATATCAAAATTTGCCATTTTTACATGCCTAAGTAATGTCTTTCACCACCTGCTTCAATATAATTCATAGTTTGTGCAACACTGCTTTGAACTGCATTTGCTAAGTCTTGTGTAGTAACATAATTTTTATTTTCCATTTGTGTAACAGCACCTGTATTTATATTAATGTTTGGCGTTTTGCGTCTAGATCTAGATGCAGATTGTTGTATCGCAGAACTACGTCTAGGTATTTGATTAGGTCTAATTTCAGATATACCAGCTGATGATGTAAGACCTCTAGAGCTACCTATATTGCCAAAACTAAAATCAGTTTCTTGATAGCCAAGGCTTCGAGGTAAAGCAAATGATGGACTAGCTGACCTTGTTATAGCAGCTGTAGTAGAAGGTGCTGTTGATTTTAAGAGTTCAGTAGTGCCTGTCTCTTTGTTTTTATTTTTCGCACCTTTAAATATATTTAAAAAACCTAGTGCTTTTTTTATAGTGTCTATAAATGATCTTATAGGTAATGTTGCAATTTTTATAATATTTTGAACGATATTAGGTAATCTATTAAAAGCGTTACGAGCAACATTTACTGCGGTATTAAATACATTCCCAACAAAATTTACAATAGGTGCTATAAGTTCCTTTATTTTAGTTCCTATAATTCTAAAACCAAGCACAATTTCATCTCTAAATTTAAATATAAAAACACCTAAAGCTATTATTCCAGTAGCAATTAAACCAGCAGGTGCAAAAGGTGCAAAAGCAATAGCAGCGCCTTTGACAGCAGTAATAATAGCACCAAAGCCAGTAGCAATTTTTGTTAGTACTATGCCCATTTTTAAAGTAGCTATTGTTTTAAATGAAAATATTAAACCTGCTAAAATTGGTACCAAGCCTAAACCAATAGGTGCAATTAGTGCTAATGCTACAGATATACCTTTTATAGGTGCAGGTAATGCAGCAAATTTTGTAGCAGCAAAAGTTAAAATTTGAACAATTTTTTCAAATGCTGGTAATAATGCTTTTGTCAGTTGTACCTTGAGTACATTAAATCTTTCACCTAATAAAGTAACCCTGTCATTAAAAGCAGCCATACTTTCAGCATCTGCTTGATTAAAAGCGTTACTAATTCCTAATATTGCTTCTCTACCTTCTTTTAGTAATGGTACTAACTTTCTTCCTACACCACCACCAAATATTTCATTTGCATTTGCTAAATTTAAAGTATCATCTTTTGTTTTCATCATTAAATCAGATATTTCTAATAAAGCTTCATCCATTGACTTCAAATTACCTGCACTATCAACTGCACTAAAACCAATACGATCAAATGCTTCTTTAGCTGTACCTACACCATCTGATGCATCTTGCATATTTTTAGCTAATACTGGAAAAGCTCTTTGTAATGCCTTAAAGTCTGTTCCAGCTAGTTGAGAAGATATGCGTAATTTATCTAACATCTCAACAGAAACGCCTGAAGTAACAGATAGTTTTTGCAACATATCACCTAATTCAAGAGTATCATTTACTAATTTACCCATACCAGCAATACCTAAAACTGGCGCTAAACCTCTTAATGCGCCAAATGCTTGACCTGCCATATTTTTTAGCTTACCCATAGCAGTAGCTGCACCATTAGATGATTTTTTTAGCTTATCTAAACCACCTTTTAAACCAGCAATTTGATCTTGCCCTGTTACTTTTGCCTTAATGGTATATGAAGTAGAAAGATCCATTATTTATTATCTTTGTTTATAGTTTCTACTATTTTAGCCTCTAATACCTGTAAGTCAGCAAGTATTTCTAAAGGTTTTTTTATATCATCTTTCCTAAGTTTAAAAATCCATTCTAAAACAGAATAATCTAACCCTAAAATTACACCTTGATCTGTACGCCATTGTGTCTGTACTAATAAAAATATTTCTATTGCTAACCAATTTTGTTCTAAAACTTCAAATGTTTTTATTTCTTTTTTTTCTTCAACAGGTTTACCAAACAGGACTGCATCATCTTCAGCAGTTAAATCTATAACACCATCACCGCACCAAAATAATGCAGCCCCTTCTAGTTTTTTATTTTTTGTTTTGATACTTCTTGGAAGTATATAGTAACTAATAAATTAGCTAGACCAGCAATATCTAATACTTGTTTTTTTGTTGATTTTGTAAACGCTACAGGATTTTCACCATCTGTAATGCCATCCCATCCTACTAATATTTCATCTGCTATAAGATAATCACTAATTTCAGTACCGTCATAAATACCTTCTTTTAGTTCCTTTTCTTTTTTTTGTGCTTGTATTGTTATTTCATTTATTCTAGATTGTGGAATAATTTTAAATACAGCATCAAAAGTTTCTTCTTTTTGTGTGCCACCATCAGCAGGTGTTGTAAAAACAATAGGATGCGTAAAAGTTGCTTCCTTTTTTAAAATAAACATAAAAAATATATAATCTCTTTTAGGGTAAACCCTATTCTACGACTATGCAACTAAGTAAAAGCTAATGAAAATTCATCATTTCCAGCTGCTGTTGGTGTAGCGTAAAAAGGAAGGCTTAACATAGTAATCCCGTCAGAATCTTCATATGTAGGCTGTCCTAGATCAGTTTGTGGACAACTAATATTAACTATATTACCTGCACCGCCTGAATGTTGATATAAATTACCGCCTGTTGTTGTACCTTCTGCTAATGTAAAGAAATTTTTAGCTGCAAGAGTAGGCATTTCAATAACCATAGTTCCTGATGGCCTTCTATCTGTAATAAGTGCCTCTTTTGTGCCTCCTACAAGTTCTCTATAAATAACCTCATTTGCAAATTCTAGTTCCCATGATTGTAATGCAGCTGCAAAGCCAAATATCTCAAAACCCGTTGTGTTACCATTTTTAAAAATAACAGGTTCCGCTTGATTTGATTTTGTTACTGTAGGAAGTGCAGTATCTGTAATTGTAGATTTTATTCCCTGCATTTCAAAATTTATGCGTGGTATCGAATTAACCTCACAGCTAATCGTAAAAGTCCCTCTTGCGCCCAAAATTGCATGTTTTACACCATCATAGTTAACAAAAAATGTACAAGAGTCTTGTGTAGCTAATGATGAAGGTGTATAAGTAACGCTTGTTGACGACACTACATTTGAACTTAAACCACATGCCTTAAGAACTGGATCATATTTTGGCGCAACACCACTACTCCCAGAACCTACCATATAAACACCAAAACTTATATTTACTTTTGTGTTCGCTAACAAGACGGGGTAGTTTCCGACATATGGCCTAATTGTTTCCTGTTCTACTTCATCACTTGCTAGTGGTTCTATTTCTAAGTCAACTACTTCTAAATAATTAGCACTTCCTGAAGGATTGCTTGACGATCCATAGCTGGATTCGGCCTTGACTAGTAAAGATCTTTTTCTATGAAGCTTTGGCATTGTCCTGATTACTGTATAGACACTATGTACATATCATAAACCCTTATAAGAATAATGTAACTATCATTGACTTAAATCATCAACATTTGTTCTATATATTATGTCGTAATTGCATCCAACAACTAAACCTGTTTGATCTGCGTCAATATAATTGAAAGTAGTCTCTGCTGGTTTTACATCTATAGCATTTCCATTAACTGTTAAATCTGCCATTATTCTTGAATGTAAACTTTCTACTACTGGATCTGCTGTTTGATGTGGTGTTGAACTTCTTACAACTACTGAAATAGTTATACTTAATGTATGGTGTAGTGTTGGTAAAGATGTATTTTGTTCTACTGAATCATTTTGTGGTTCAATAACTAAACTTGGTGTTTCACCTCTTGTAAATGCTGTTTGCCTACTTCTAAATATACGATCAGATACGCCAGTAGTACCTGCTAGTACTGTTTTTATTCTTGCTAATATAGTTTCTCTTTTAGTAGTCATTAATTTTTAGATAAACTTAATCTACAAAATACACCATCATTTTCTTTTCTAACATCTCTTACTGTATATGCAGTTCCATCTACTGTAATACTTGCGCCACTAATAAGAGATCCAAAATCAGATGTTTTTGCTGTTAATTCATATTCTGTACTTATAATCATATCCCCTGCAAGTATTTGATCGGGCTGTTCTAATATTCCTAGTCCTGTAGTACCGCCAGATGTACAAGTAACACCAAAATCATTAAGATATACTGTTTGTGTTGTTGTATCTTCTGTAAAAGGCATTATTTAGATGATTTTTTTGATTTTGTTAATGTTTTTGCTACTATTGCTTTTCCTCTATCAATAAGAAAATGACCATCATAATCTGATACATCATAAGTTTTTCCTTTTTCAAGATGCTTACCAGATGCTGCTACTGCTTTTAATACTTTTATTTTCATATAAAAAAAAAAGGGGCATAACGCCCCCTTATTATAGCTAGTTTACTATGTTGTAATATCAACTATTGCAGCAACTGATTCTGCGTGTTGTAGTGCTACGTCAAAAGCAACAACTGCTTTAACACTGGTTAGATTCTTCTGGAAGTCATCTCCTGACTCACCTACAGAAATTTCTACACCACCGCCAAAGATTCCTAAGACTACTTGTGTAAAGTCTGCAAGAATTAGGGCTGAACAAACACCTGAAGAACTACCTTTTGTAAGGTTAGAAGGTACATTGTTTGTCATAGCGATAGGATAGCCGTTAACAGCTAAGGGTGTCTCACCTCTACCAATTGCCATTAAGTTGTTATTTACAATGTACTCACCGCCAGATGTTTTAAGCTTCTTGATAGCTCCCATAACTTTAGCGTTAGTAGCATAAGCAACTGAATCTGGGTTTACAGCAGCGTTATCTTCCATCATTGCAGTTTCTAGATCTACAATTTTGTCTAGAGTAATCGCACCGCCATTAGTACCCATTGCAACTGAGTTAATACCACTTTGATTAAGTATTCCTGTTGGCTGTCCTGAACTACCTGATCCTGAAATAATACCTGAATCTAATCCAACAGTAATACCTCTTTGTAGTTGCGCTCTAACGATATTTTCAATACCGCCTGTAGCCTGTATGACCATATTTCTAGAGAACTTAGAAAAACTTGCTAGAGTTTTAGGAGTCATTGAAATTTGATCAAAAGTCCCCTCACTTTGCGAAATACTTGCAGTCTCGCTCGATAAGTAACTACTCGAGGCAACACCGCTAGCCCGTGGGATCGCAACATCTCCTGTAAGTCCAGTCAAGACAGTGGTTCCCAATTCCACCATCTTACTAGATGCCCTCAACTCTTCTATGAAGTCATCACCTCTTAAATCTGTAGGAACTAAGTTACCACCTTGATTAGCTGTCGCTGTATTGTAAGTAGCTCTTAATGCTGAGAATGGTACAAAAAATCCACCGTTATTTTGGTTAGATTGTGCATTTCTGCTAAGTTCTTCGTGTATCTCTTTAGCAAAACCAGCACCATAAGATGACCAGTCACCAGTAATAGCACCTCTTAATAATGCAGATACTTTGTAATCTTTAGCTAGATACTGTCTTTCTTTTTTTGAAAGTTGCTCTTCAACTGGTTTTACAGTTTCTACAGGCTTTGCATTAATTCTTTCTAGAATTGCTTCCCTGCATGCATCAACAGATGAGCCGTTTGCAATCATTTGTTCTGCTAAATCATCAAAGCCATGTCTAGCGCATGTTGCATTGATTTGAGAGATTCTAGTACGTTCTTTTGATGTAGCAGATTTTTCTGCTTCACTACGCACTACTTCAATTTCTTGATTAGTGGACATAATTTCCTTTTTTGAGTTTTCATTGTGCGTAATGATACGCTTATCTTCTACTATATCGGATTTTTCAACACTAGGCATAGCGTTAGGTTCAATTAATGACCTCCCAAATGTAGCGGAGGGATCTGCTGGCGAACTTACAAGACTGATCTCGTAAGGCATCCAGCGTTTGGCCACAAATACACTATTTCCTTCTATTTCTTCTTCTTCCATTTCTGATATACCATAACCAACACTAATTGACCTTATAATTCCATCTTCAATGTCTCTTTGTATCTCTTGCGCTTTAGGATTTCTGCTTAATTCTATAACTGCCCTACCTTTTTTCTTTTCTTTTGAAGAATCTAAATAAGCACTTCTAACAATACCTATAAGTTCATCCATATTATGGTTCCAAAGAACTGGCGCTACACCACCGTTTAACCTACTAAAGTCTATAGATCCCTCTTCATGACTAAGAACTTCAGTTCCAAATGATCTTTCTACTGGATGCTCAGAACTAAAAGGAATTGAGTATGTACGATCCTCTACAGTCTCGAAAGAAGTCTCACCACTTCTTTTATATAAGGTTGTAACACTTCTTAATGAATCTATCTTTGTTAATGTGCTGAACTTGTGACCTACCTGAACATCTGTTGCCTGATACTCACCATCTTCTTCTCTATAAACAGTAATTAAGGCTGCTGGATCATCTTCAGTTCCTGTAATTTCAAAATCAGAATTAGGTACATCTATAGTTCCATCACGTTCTATAGAATCTATAACACCCCTTGCAATACCTCCTGAAGCATTCCATCTAACTGAATCGCCAACGCTTAATTCATCAGGTTCTGCCCTTTTTGTTTTAGCTCTTTTTGTTTTAGCCATAGTTTCAGATGATCTTAATTCTTTTATCTTAGCTGATTTTCTGTCAGAAAAACTTTTACCTGCGTCACCTCCCCATGCAGCCCATGCGACTCTTCCTCGACTAGGATAGCCATCTTCATTAGGTCTAAAACCTTGACCATCTTTATCTGATTCATGTCTAGCAAACCATGCTGACATTGCTACTACTACATCAGGTGCTAATTCATTTCCACTTAGTATCTGATTAGCTCTTCTTGCAGCTACTTCTGTACCTCCACCTCTTCCTTCAGCTTTCCAATCTTTATACCTTTGCGCCTCTTCTCTCATACCTGCTGTAGGCATAAGGTCTATTTCTGTACCATTAATAGTTGCCACTAGATTCATCTCCTACATCTTCTGCCATCTCACCTGACGGTCTAGGTGTATCACCAAATGGATCTATAGTATTAAATGGTTTATATTGTGAACCACCTGATTTATTAGTAGCACTAGGATCACTGTCAGTAATAATATTCATTTCGTCAAGTCTTGCTAGTTCATCTTGTCTTGCAACTAATAATTCATCAATATCCCCACCGTTTTCATTTATGCAATCTGCAAGAGTTTTAAATCCAGACCGGACAGCATTTTTTTGAGCTTCGATTTCTTTTTGCGGATCAACATAGCTGTAGCCCCTACAGACCCATCTAATTTTTTCATACATTTCTGGCATTGTTGCATATTGCTGTAAATTTAATGCACCACTAAGAACAGCCATTTCTAACCATGCTTCATATAAAGGCTGATAAAAATTTTGTTTTAACATCTGTTGTATTGTGCGCCAGTTGTCACGATCTTGTAAAAGAGACAATCTAGAAGAACTGTAATTACTTTGCGAATAGTCAGAACTTATTGCTTCATAGCTGCAACCAACTCCGCTAGCTGTACTTCTTAAGATTGATCTAATAAATGGTTCGAAATCGCCAGATGATGCATCAATATTAGGTATTGTAACTTCTTCACCTTGATTTAAATAGTGAAATACCCCCGGCTGGAAGCTTTTTACTCTTTCATTCTGGAATACTTCACCACCTGCATCTATTTCACCTTCAGCATTACTAATAAATCCCATAAGTGCAGAACTTGCCCTAGCTCTTATAACTTGGCTTTCAATATAACCTTCTAATTGATGTAGATTTGTTATAGCACTAGCCAGCCAAGGTATGCCTCTGTGTTGAGAAGGTCTTAATGGCATAAATATATGAAATACCTCTTTTGCTGGTACTATAATGTGCTGTTTTTGTCCTGTAGGCGCACTATAAAAATTATCTGCTGGATGTTTTGTTAGAAATGCATAATTTATAGCTCTACCTTCCGGTGTTAATTCAATACCTAAACGCCATGTATTTTTTGCACTCTTTTTTACACCTTGATAATCCTGATCTAACATATCAGCTTCTATTACTTCTAGTGCAAAAGGTACTTTAGATCTGCCATATCTTTTTTTATGCATTCTTATAAAACATTCGCCGCTTTCTATCATTGACCTAACAGCTAATCTTTCTAACTCACTGAAACAAAGAACACCTTTTATATCGCAGCTATCACGCCTACCCCATTTACTCCATTCATTTTCTATCAGTTCATTTGTTCTTATATCTAACTTACCTTTTTGATTTGCTCTTTGTTTTGGAATTTGCGCTTGCATCCTTACACCCTGTCCCACTATCTGATTAGTGGCATATCTAATAGCTTGCGCTGCATATGTATTATTGGTGACTACATCATGTACTCTATTTCTTAAATTTTTTATACCATTCTTCCATTCTTGATCTGGGCTAGTTTGTGAAACCATCCAATCTAAAGTAGTGCGATCTACAGTTGCAGCTTTATATATTCTTTTCATATTTTGACGCTTTTGATAGACGTTTTTAGTAGTAAATAAGCCCTTCCAAGCATTAATTAAGCCCATTTAGTCCCCCTTAAAAGCGTACAAACATAGTTTTAGGATCACCTAAACCCTGTGCAATCATACTAGCCCTTCTTTCACTAAACACTATAGACTTTAACTGTGATTCTCTTGTAATAAGTGTTGCTAGATCCTGACGTTTAAATCTTCTATTACCTATGCTATATTCAGCGGCCTTATCTTCTGTAAGCGTTCTTATCGCAGCTTGCACTGTTTCTAAATCTTTTTCTGCTTGTGATCTATTATCAATAGCTGAAGGTGTACCAGAATATTGTAAACTTTGTTTTACTTCTAGCTGTCCATTTCCAATTTCAAATACTTTTCCACTTTTAAATGCTCTTGCAGCCCAATAATATGTACCAGCAGCTAAATCATTACTTTGTGTAGCAGTAATTGTAAACTTCCAGCCTGTAGTGTTTTGATATTGTGTACCTGTTGCTGTTAATCCTTCACTTGCAGTATTTGTTCGTAAATAATATTCTAATGTCCATTCACTAGAAGTTATTACCTCATCTACACCTGCTGTAGTAGCTTCATCTACCCACTCAACAGTAGTACCTGCAATAATAGTTTTTGGTATATCAGATTGAAACATTTTTATTACCACGAATTAACATAGTTTTGATTATTACTATTATTCATCATTGTAGCGTTCTTTCTTTGTTGTACATTACCTTTATTAATTAATTTTTGTTTTAAATATTTCCATAATTTTTCTCTATTATATATTTTTAGTTTACTTATATATAAAACCATAGCTGCATAACTGTAAACCCAACAATCTAAAGCTTCATTTCTTACATATGGCTTTTTAACCCATACACTATGCTGGAAACCAGATCTATTAGTTTTTTGTTGTAGTTTTTCACTTGTTATCTGTTTAAAATATTCTTCTCCTGTTGTTGCATGAAAATGTATAAAAGCGTCACTATCTTCTTCATTACTATTTAATCTGCCGATCAATGTATATTTTATAGTGTCAACACCAACAGGATATAGTAAAGATCCTTTTTTTAAACTTCTTCCTTTTATATTTATATCAACTAAAGAAGGTTTACCTATTGCTGGTTTATTTCTTATAGATTGTCCTTTTATTGCGATAACACCTGATGCCTGTCTTTCTCTTGCATATTGGTACACCTCGCTAGTATGCATACCACCACTATCTATAGCAGTCATAACTGGTTTTATTGTCTTACCACTTGCATGCTCATAATCTCTATTTATAAAAAAATCTAACTCTTTCCATACTTGTGATTGATAAGGATCGCCATTAATTGCAAAATGTTCAATAAGCCATGATTCTTCGTTCTCACCCCATCCCCATGTACTAATTTCTAGTCTATCTTTTTGACAGTCAACACCCTGAGTAATAAATAAAACACCTTCAGGACATGACCCCTCTGTATATTCCTCACATCTTTTAAGTAAACCTTCAGCAGTTAATGCACTTTCAAAACTATCATCCCATGTCTCAGACAATCTTGTATTAACAAAAGTTTTAAGTAACGGTACATCTTTTTTTGCTGCTAAAAATTCTCGAGATAATTGTTCCCATGACAGCCACCCTAAAGGACTATACAACCCATTCAATCTATACCCTTTTGTTATTCCATCACCTTCTGCTTGTGGTTCCCATTTACCTTGTCTTAGCATCTTTGTTTTATGTCTTTCGTCAAACAACCCCTTACAAGAAATACACTCATATTTAGTTTCTTTTAAATTATCCTTTTCAAATCTCAATTGTTTCCATTCTAACTGTTGATAAAAATTACAAATGGGACAGGGTACTTTATAAACTCTCTGATCTGATTTTAAATATTCAGATTCTATTCTTGAAAAATCTTTTAATGTAGGTGTACTTGTTAATAAAATCTTTCTTTTAGGAAATGTAGTAGCACGTTTAACAGCTAGTTCTACAGGATCCCCTTCACCATCTACATCTGTTACAAATGAATCTACTTCATCCATAAGGACATATTTACAGGGTGTACTTCTTAAACCTGTTGCAGAATTGCTACCAGTAAGTATAAAAAAACCGTTAGGAAAATCTTTAGCCATCATTGTATTACTACTGTCTCTACTTCTAGGTGGTGCAATCTTTGCTTTTAATACAGGTGTTTCTTCTATCATTGGATCTAATCTTTGTTTACTTAACCTTTTGCTCATTTCTATAGTGCTATTAACAATCAATGCAGGTGCAGGTGCATGATCTATAAAGTAGCCAAGCGCGCAGTTCATGCTTTCTGTTTTGCCAAGTTGCGAGGCAAACATCATTACTACACGTTCAGTATCGTTATGTGAAGAAAGACAATCCATAGGCTCTTCTATATATGGCGTTCTACTTGTACGGAAACGTCCGCTTTCACTACTACTTTTAACGCTTAATCTTCTATATTTATTAGACCATTCACTGACAGTAAGACGTTCTGTAGGTCTAAGGCCATCATTAAATGCTTTTTCCCATGCGTTCATGATGCTAAATTTTCTAATGCCTCCCTGTGTTCTTCAGTGAGTATTTTATGTATAGCACTAGGATTATCTTCACCAGCTAATTGATGTGATAGCCTATCTGCAATATTTTCTAGTGATGCTCTTATAGCTCTACCTTTAGCAAAAGCTGATTTAGTTATTATTTCTACTTCTATAACTTGTTCTTTTTTTTGTTCTACATCTAATTTTGCTAATTCTGCTAAAAAATATTCTCTTTTTGCCTTACTTTCGCCATAACTTGGTATTTCTTCAACTGTTTTACTGTCTATTTCTTCTTTTAGCTTCTTTCTTACGGTTGTATCCTTACTTGGTGGTGCTTGTAAGTCCCATAATCTGAATGCTTCCTCTTTGTTAACCAGTTTTCTACCGTTATGGTTTACAATTGCACCTTCTAGTTTACCACTTTTAATTTTCTTTGAAACCGCAGTCCTAGACACGTTTTTCAGTGTTGCAAGTTCTGACATTGTGATTAACATAATCTATTTTTGTAAACCTATTGATTTTATTATAGTAAACTTGTAAACCCCCCTCCGACCCACTCGCTAAAAAATTTCGGAGCGTATGAACGACCA